AGGATGAGCAACTTAAAATTTATACAGACATTAGAGAAAAAGCTTCTAATGAGTTAGGTAATCTAAACTTTACCAGAGCTTTAGATGCGGTCAGAGCTGCTGATGTTGGTATACAGGGAGAACGGCGGGTATTAGAAGGACTAATTAATTTACAATTTGTCCAAGAGGTTATGAGAGTATTGGTTGATGAGATTGATGCCAGAATTGTACAGTGAAGATTGGTTACTAGAACAACAGAAAGCAAAGCCGAAATCGTTTGCGTCAGAGTTCTTGCTAAAACCATTTTTGAGCCAAGAATCTTATTTCTCTGAGGAAGACATAGCTAAAGTATTAGATTATAATTTAAGGAGTTATCCAGCTAATCATAAGCATCAGTTCGATGAGTCAGATCGTATTTTTGCTGGTTTCGATGTAGGAAAAAAGAGGCACCCTTCGCATCTTGTTATCTTTAAAAAGAGCGGTGATAAGATAGAACAAATACATCAGACATGGTTAGATGGTTGGGACTACTCGGCACAGATAGAGTTTCTAAATGATGTTGCCCAAAATTTCAATCTTACTAAAGGATATATAGACAATACGAGAGGTGAACTAGAGGATAGGGGATTAGATACGAAATGGTGGCCCATGCATTTTACTGCAAAAAGTAAAATGACCATGGCACAGATATTTGAAACTTATGTTCATGAGGGGAATATGAGGTTGCTGGCTGATGAGAGACAGACCTCTCAAATACTTTCTGTAAGTAATGAACTCAAAGCCCCGGACACTCCTATGGGTCATGGAGATGCATTTTTTTCTATAGCTATGGCGTTGCAAGCAGCTTATGAATCTTCTCACTATATGGTGCAAACCATAGGAAATGTGCAAGAGATTTTGGATGATTTAGAAACTGCTGTAAATGATGCTCAAAAGAACCCCGTACAGGCTGCACATGACAAACTTTTAAAGTATAATGATATTACACCCAGCACTGATCCTGCCCCCAGACCGCCGAATCCTGAATGTGACGACGCAAATTGCGGCCCTAAAGTATGGATACTTGAGCGGGGTCTTTGTCTATATTGTGGATTCCGAAAGTAATAATTAGGGGGCAGTACATGGTTATGTTGGCATCTCAAGCTGAACTAGTAGCACGAAAACGATATTATTTAAAAAACGATGAAAATCAACCGACTGAAAATGCTGATCAGATGTTTAAACGAGTAGCTAGTGCGGTAAGTAGTATAGAAACCAAGTATGGAAAGCTTCCTGTTGAAACAGACCTTTCAGCTAATGATTTTTATGATATGATGTCCTCTCTAAATTTCATACCTAACTCCCCCACCCTTATGAATGCTGGTACTGAGCAAGGTACATTATCAGCCTGTTTCGTACTTCCGCTTGAGGACAGTATGGAAGGTATTATGACGGCGGCACATGATGCAGCCATGGTACAGAAATTTGGGGGCGGTACTGGTTTTGCATTGTCTAAACTCCGACCTAAGGGAGATAGAATAAAGACTACACATGGAATAGCCTGTGGGCCAATAGAAGTACTGAAAACCCTTTCACGCGTATCTTCAATGATCACGCAAGGCGGGAAACGTGACGGAGCTAACATGGCGGTCATGGACGTACACCACCCAGATATTTTGGAATTCATAGACTGCAAGCAGGTTGAAGGCGAAATTCACAATTTTAACATTTCAGTAGGAGTTACCGATGATTTTATGCTTGCGGTAAAAGCAGGAATTCATTATTCGTTGATAAACCCCCGGTCTAACGAAGTGGTAGGAGAACTTGACGCTAGAGAAGTGTTTGATAAGATGGTTTATGGGGCGTGGAGGAATGGCGAACCCGGAATGGTATTTTTAGATACTATAAATAAAGATAACAAAGTAATGACCCAATATGGTCGAATAATAGCTACAAATCCCTGTGGAGAGCAGCCTCTATTAAGTAATGAATCCTGTAATCTAGGGTCTCTAAACTTAGCCAATTTCTTTGTGCCAACTGAGGATTCTAATTCTCCAGAATCATCACTAGATTGGAGAACTAATATAGATTGGTATAAATTAGATAAAACTACACGATTGGCTACTAGATTTTTAGATGATGTTATTGATGCCAATTATTATGCTACTCCCGAAATAGAGGAAATGACTAAAGCTACTCGTAAAATTGGATTAGGTATTATGGGCTTTGCTGATCTGTTAATTCAATTACGAGTGGGATACGACACGAAAGCTGGACGTATGATAGGAAATCAAATAATAGGATTCATACAAGATATCGCAGATAACGAATCCTTACGATTAGGAAAGTCTAGAGGAGTTTTTCCTGCTTGGGGAAGTAGTGATTATGCGAAATCTGATAGAAAAATGAGAAATGCTTGTCGCCTTACGGTAGCACCTACTGGTACCATATCTATGTTAGCAGATACCTCTAGTGGCATAGAACCAACCTTTGCTTTGGCATGGAAGAAGACAAATATTTTAGAGGGTGAAACAGTTCATTACGTAAATAAATATTTTGAAAAAGATTCTAAGGAGTATAATTTTTATTCGGAAGATTTAATGGATTATATTTTTAATGGGGGGTCTCTAAAAACCAGACACGATGTTCCGGAATGGGTAAAAGAAGTGTATGTAACAGCAGAAGATATCTCTCCTGAAGCGCACGTACTTATGCAGTCTGCTTTCCAACAGTTCTGCGATTCAGGAATATCTAAAACTATTAATTTTGCTAATAAGGCAACTACTGAAGATGTGTATACTGCTTATATGCTTGCGTGGGAAACCAAATGTAAAGGTATAACTGTATATAGGTCGGGTAGCAGGGAGAAGGAAGTATTAGTAAAAGCTAATTCTACACAAACTATTAGTGTTGATTCTGAATCTATACAACTAAACTTCTTGGAGACTGTAGATACCCCAGAATCAGATTCTGTGTTTGTACGCAATCTAACAGGTGAAGAATGCTGTGCCACCCCACATCATGTTTCAGAAAGTGGTTGCGTAACTTGTAAGTCTTGCGGGTGGTCTTTGTGCCACATTGCGTAAAACTATAAATTAGCAGTATAATAAGAAGAGATTAAAGTTAAGGAGTGTAGTATGGCTATAGGTAATATGTTACGAGAGCGTGGCGAACAGTATGTAGCTAATCAAGATGAGACGGGAACTTGGCGCATCTTGGATACTTGGCATGACGCACTGAAGGTTCTGGAACCCGATGAAGATGTACCTGATTCCAGTCCCGCAGTAACAGTTATGAGTGAAGGAGCTTTTCTAGCTCTGATGAAAGAAGCGTCTAGGTTAGGAGTTCTAGAGAACGCTTCGTCACTTTTAGGTAATGAAGAACTAAATACTCAAATTAGAGACTTACAAGAACGTATAGTAAACCTACAATCTGAAAAAGAAGAACTTATGGTACAAACTAGAAGAAGTGATACGTTTGAACTAAAACATGAAGCCATGGGAGCGGTGTTAAAACTAGCTGCTATGGGGGATATGGGCGAAATACTCAAGGATTAATATATGAAACTAGGTGATTATTTACCAGAGGTTCCTGAACTTGTAAAAGGTTTGGGGCAGATTAATACTACTTTAGATTGGCTCAACCTGATGAAGAGCAACTACAATGAGGTTGGTGGGTCTGAATCAGGGAGAACTCCTACCTTAGGAATTGAGACTGTAGTGAATGGTTGGATACGCAACCAGATGGCGTATCGGAAACAACTCGTTCAAGACATACAGACTATAGCAATGCAGGTAGAGGAAATCAGGGCACCTCTTCACCACATAACCAATGAAGTTTTCCGACGAGGCTTGAAACTTGTACCTGATACAGAAAAGCCTAATCATGAGGAAATCGAAAGATTGCGTAGATATATAGATGATTGTAACGTTTTTGATCAAAGTTTAGAACAAGTACTTAGACAAGCTCATTTTGATTTGAACTCTACAGATGATGCTTTTATCTATTTGGTAAAAGACTATTATGACGATAAGAAAAATAAATCTATAACATCTAAAGTTAGAGAAATACGTAGACTAAACCCGGCTCTTATAGAGTTTGATTTAGATAACAAAGGACTTCCCAAAAATTCACATTGGGTATGTCCTATAGATAGAAATGATGTAACTGAGTCAAAAGGTAAATGTTCCAAAGGGCATGAGAGAATTCCTGTCATGTATAGGTATCGGCACAGGGAAACTAATATTTATCTTTTTGACGATGAAATTATTCATATTTCTAAATTTTCACCCTCAGAAACATACGGATGGTCACCAGTACTAACCATTTTTGAGAAGGCATTAACTCTTATAGGTATGGATAAGAATCTATATAGATATTTCTTTGAGAGGAAGATGCCCTCTTCCATGTTGCTGGTACATACAGACGACCCAGAAAGTCTTCGTCGTGAGAGAGCTAATCTTGTCGCCAACGTGAAGGCAGACCCTAACTTTATTCCGATGGTAGCGGTGTCTAGCCGTAATCAAAGAGGTCGAGTTGATATGGTACGATTATTTCACACACTCCAAGAGATGGATTATCTACCTGTACGTCAAGAAATCAGAGAACGTGTAGCCGCTATGTGGGGTGTTACCCCTGCGTGGCAGGGTGCCCCCGAAGCCTTTGGTGGTCTATCTACTCAGACCCAACAGTTAGTTGTTATGAGTAGAGTTGTAGAAGGCGACCAAAGGATATTCCACGAAAAAGTTTTTCCGCATATACTAAGAGCGTTCAATGTAAAAGATTGGAAGATTGAACTACCTAACCCAGAAGAAAAGGCAGAGGCTACCCGCATAAGTTTTGCCTTACAACGAACACAGTTAGCCGCCCAATTATCCCAGTTAGGTTATACAATTAGTTTGAAAGACTCGCATGTAGATGTAGAAGAAGCTCGTTTCGTGATTTCTGGTAAGCCTAAGATGATAGAGGCACAGACGGAGCAAATGGAACTAGGTGTTGAGCAAGCTAAACAGCAGATGGAGCAGATGGAGCAACAGGCAGAGATGGCGCAACAACAGCAAGAAGAGGGTGGAGAGGGTGGAGAGGAAAAACAAATGGCTCCAGAATTAGAGCAACTACTCCAACAGCAAATAGCGAAAACTATTCCTAGGCATAAACGAAAACATAAAGGTATTTTTGGGGGGATTACTCCGGATAACAGCATGGTAGCTGTCCAAGCTGAAACAGATAAAGCTTCGGAAAGAAGAAAAGATTTTTATGATATGTTTGCTACTAAGTCTTGGATGCAAGACCTTATTGAAAAGGGGTATCCAGCCCCGCTCGTTAAAGAATTATCAGATGATGGCTCAAAGTTGTGGTTCTCCCAAGATAATGATGATT